TTTCGTTATCTCCTATTAAACGCCTAAGTTGTAACGAGCAGTTGCAATGGCCTCAGGACGAAGGATCTTACGACCATAGAGGTGCATGCCACGCACAATGTCAGCAAAGCTGTCGGGGTCACGATAAGACTCGGTCTTCGTGATCTGCTGTGCGGAAGCAACAGCGGAACTGTGACCGGCTACGATAACACCAAAGTTGGAGCTTTGTGCTCCAGCATTGCTGGTTGAAGGACCCGTACCAACGGAAGGAAGGCTGTTAGAAACATAGACCTTGAAGCCGTGGAGGTTGTTAAGGACAAGACCGTTCTGGAGGCCAGAGCCACCAAAGTCGCCATTGAGGAGGCGGCTGTCTTCATCTTTAAGGATCTCATAGAAGACGGGATCGATAACAATCCAGCGACCAGCGGAGTCAACAAACTGCGTATCAAGCAGACGACCCATACGAGCAATAACTTGCAGGGGGCTAACAAGAGTAGCAGAAAGAGCAGTCTCACCGCCAAGGCGGGGGCCGAGAGGAATCGAGTCACCGGCGGTACCATCAGTCGTAAGCTGTCCAGCAAACGAAGTGCGGTCAAGCTTCATGCTCGACAGAAGCTCGTCAGCACCGGCAGAAGTAACAGCCTTCGTGCCAGGAGCAGTAGTACGAGCAGCACTTGCCTTAGCATTCTTAGCAGCCTGCGAGAATCCGCAGAGATAGCCAAGAACGTCAGCGTCAAACTGGTCACGCAGGCGATAAGCCGCACGATCAGAAGCCAGTGACATGAAGTTTACATGGCTGTGAGCAGCCTCGATGTCGTCAATCTTGAAAGCAAAGTAGTTTGCCTGATCAACAACAAGGGTGAAATCTTCGTCATCAAGATCTTGAGCCGTGATCTGGGTGCCACGAGCGTAGTTCTTAACAGTGATCTCAGGCTCTTTGATGATCTTAACACTATCACCGAAGTTAGCGATTTCACCAAAGTAGTCAGAGTTAGTAATAGCTTCAGCAACGGAAGCACGGCGAAAAGCAAGCTGGACTTGCTTGGAATAAATGACGGGAGAGAAATTACCGTTAGGTAGATTGCCATATCCCGCAGCGGTAGGGAATGCCATTTTATATGTCCTCCTAAGACAATGTAAAAGATAAAATAATACCCAGTCGTAAAACGACTAAGATTAAATACGCTTCAACACTACCACTAGAGGCTGACATAATTTGGTGCGTTTTATTCCCAGTGCCCCAGGAACAAATACGGGCAAATCTGTTTCAGGTAATTCTGTGTTCGTTGTTTTGCGTTACAAATTTGAGTGTCTGGTTATCCAGTTACCTGGGGCAGACAGGGATCAAAGATGTATGCCTACACCTTTGTCCCGTAGTTATATACAAATTTATAGGTTTGTCAAGTGTTTATCGTGCCGCACCTGATAAATCGTATATAAATTTACCAGCCCGGATGGCAGCAGCAATTTCTTCCTGCTTTGCCTCATACTCCCGGCCTGACATCTTTTCAACATCCGACTCCTTAATGTAGCCTGTTTCAGCACCTTTATCAGGGGAAGAGCCTTTGCCTGCAACAAAACCTTTAGCTGCCTCTTTCTCTTCTTCCTTGCGAGACTTCTTGTTGGTCTTGATACCCATGTCAGCTTTGTACAGGTCAATCGCCCGAGCCGCAGACTTAGCGTCTGTCTCATTCTCATAGAGGGCTTTCTGGACCCATTCAGGCTGTTGCTCGACCCAGTCATGGAACTCTTCCTGGTCCCTAATCTGGTCAAAGTCAGGATGCAGACGCATAAGTTCTGCTTCAGCCTTGTCCTTCTTAGCCTGATACTGGACCTGATCAAGCTGTTTCATCCGGTCCTCTAGCTCTTTAGACTGCTCCTGCGCCTTCTTGATTGCAATTGTTTCTACAATCTTGGCAACATCGGGGTACTCATTTGCCCACTCTGTCAGTTCTTCTTCGGACTTAGGCAGCTTAATCTGCTGCTTGGTGGACTTTTCAAGCTGTACTTTTAATTCGTCAATCTGTTTTTGTAGTTCAGCCTGTTGCTTTTGAGAGTGCCTACGAAGATCACCATAGCGTTTTTTAAAGGTTTTCTCCTCTGCACCTTCGGGTTCAGCCTCAGAATCACTATCATCCTGCTGAACTTCTTGTTGCCTAGGCTTGTTTTGCTCTATCATTTCCTTAAGCTCTGCCTCATCTTTAGCAATTCTTTCCTCTAAAACGGATCGAGTGGCAAAGCCTTTGGTTTGAATTTGTGCAACCTGGGGCGTATTATCTACAACAATTGCGTCTTCAGACATTTGTCTTCCTTTCATGGGGCTAACTGTAGCCTGCAATAGCAGGGGATATTAGGTAGCCATTGGTATCTGGGAATTAACCAGCCCAGTCTGGTTTAGCCTTTTGCTTCTTCTTCGGCCCTGTACTTGGCAATATCAGCTAAGTTTGCTTTTAAGCCAAAGCCGATGCCTCTTCCTATTGCACTTCGAGTTGTAGCTTTTAAAGCTTGTTCAATGCTTTCACCTCGAACAGCAGCACGAGCAGAAGCACTTACAATAACTTGAACATTTCTTTCAATTTCTTTAATGGCTGCTTCACTTAACCCACTGTTGCCCATTGCTTTAACAACATTGCCTGCAGCAACTGTACCGACACCTTCTGCTACTAGGGTGTTAGTAAATTGTTTTACAAAGTCCTTACCTTGTGCGGCAGCTACTGCGCCGCTAATGGCTGCATTAGTAAATACTCTTTGAAAGGCTCCTGGTTTGATGTTTAATTGGTCTGCAAGCTTAACAACATTTTCTGCACCGCCAAATACTTTATTAGTAAGCTCTGGTCCAACGGCACCTACACCACCACCAATCGCACCTACTTTCATAGCCTCGCCAACATCTTGACCTTGGACTGCTGCCATTATACCATTGAATGTTGAGTAAGTCAATGCGCCACCGACAGCCTTGGCTACAACTTCATTAGCAATAACACCTTGGCCCCCTTTATATAAAGCTTCGGTAACTTGGCCTGATATATTTTTTAATGGGACACTTTGTACGGCGTATGCTGTAACACCTGCTTTTAATACATCTTCTAATTTACCGCCCTTGCCTGCTACTTCCAATGCTTTTAAACTTGCATATAAATGTGGATTTCCAGTAGCAATGCCTGCAATTTCTGCTCCAAATGGGATGTCTGCAAATGTTTCTGCTATGTTTGTTGCAAGGTTTGTGATGTCATTACCAAGTACTTTACCTAGCCAGCTTTTCTTCCTTGTCTGCCAGTGCCCCCAGCTTACTGATGTGCCTTTAGCATCGTCATATACAAGATAAGAAGTCTGTGCCTGTCCTTTGGGTTCTGTTACATAAACTAACTTTTTTAAATCGGGGTGGTATGCAAGGCCAGTGATTTGACCTCCGTGCATTTCATCATTTAATTTCCTTGATTTAAAATCATTTGCAGGTAATAATTCAAGTACATCAGACTTCTTCATCAAAAAACCGACAGATGAAGTATTTGTATCGTACCTATCTTTTAAATATTTATTAGCTTCCCCTGAGAAATCAGAGATGTCAATCATCTGAGTTTTATCTAAAAACTTCTCCCAGTGATCTTGCCTTAAAAAAGCTTCGTTAAAAAACATGGCAGGGCTACCCGCCATTTTTCTAACGCCTTTAGTTATGTAATCTGCAGGGATAAATGTGTACTCTTCATACTTTGGTTTTTCATATTTACTACCGGCAAAAAGAGTTTCACCTGTAGGGATTTTAAAATCTACTGTAGTGTGATAGCCACCGTAATATCCTCCTTCAACCTGCGCTTTATCAAAATCAATGGAGCCAAACTTTGTGTCGTAAGTATTTTGATTAGGAAACTTAAAGTTATTAGGATCTATATTATTAATATACTGTTGCTGCTGCTTTTGAAAGTCCATTTCCTCCCGCAGCATTTCCATCTGCCTTGTCTTAGCAAACTCTTTAGAAGCTTCCTTTTCTTTTTCTACCTTAAGAATATCTTCAGCTTTAGTAATACCTTCAGCCTGCAATATATCTTCAGGTTTTTCAAAGAAAGTTTGACCTAATATGTCTTTAGGTTTAGCAATGCCTTCTTGCCGAAGGATCTTTTGTGCTTCTGTTTTTGGTTCAGGTAGGGGTGCAGCAGCAGGCGTTACTGGTTTCTTTAACAGTGGCTGAGTTTGGTCCTTTATTAAAGGAGATGGTTTTGTGATATCTACAACATTAGTAGGTACAGGAGGTTCATAACGATACCTGTTTTTA